GTTTGAGAACTTTTAACGCTTCCGTCCTTTTTCTTAGTCGTATAAGTGATGGAAACTCCTTCTTCGTAAAATTGTTCTCGAATCTCTCCGCGTTTTTTTGGCGCATATTTATTTTTGTTTCCTTCTATCTTTGCAACAACCTTCTCAAGTTTCTTTCTTTCCTCTTCGTTTGCTGCGTTCTTAATCATTTTATTCAGTCGTTTTTTCTCGTCTTCATACGACCTACTTCCGAAATCAAAATCTAAACAAATAACATCTCTGGTAGATTCCCCTTTATACACCTTCATGCCGTTTTTTTGAAGGAAATAATAGAACAAACTATTGTTAAGCATTGCATCTGTATAAGTAAAGTAATCTCTAATTCCGAGATTGACATCATAAAGCATTCCTGCGCTAATATTCTTTATTTTAATTCCGAATTCGCTAATATTGCTACCTCCAGTCGTAGTATTCTGCGGTTTTAACTTCTAAGTCGGTTTCTTCTAAGATTTCATCTACGGTCAAACACTTGAAGCAATTATAATGGTAGTAATTTCCCGCATAGGTTTCTATGTAATCTGTTCCCGGCGATATATCCCCGCCGCAATATTTACACTTCATGTAAAATCTTGAATTTGAATAGTTGGGGCATCCGGGTGGGCATTTTGGCTGCTTACATAAATCGCACATTGTTAATCCTTGTATCCTATGGTTATTGCAGCAAGAATATTTTCATATTCGGCAATTTCTCGCGAAAATCCTGTTTCCGAATACATATCAGATATCTTCTTTGTCAATGTCATGAATAAATCCATTCGTTCACACGAAACAATAAATCTGTCAATAAAGTTCATGAAAGAATCTGATTCTTTTTTCGTCATATACATTTCGGCGATATATTGAGAATTTCTTTTATCCCATTTAGCCATTACATAAATCTGATAGTCTTCGTCTAAATTAATAGAAATAGTCTGTCCCTGATTGCTGTATCTAAGCATATAAATCCTCCTCTAAATCTTTTGTATCTCTCTCAAGAATGTTAATCATGCACTGCATATCAAATACACTGTCATTGATTATCTGGTTGATAATAGCCCCGGGAGTATCTGATTCTTCAAAGATAGTACATTGTTCCCGATGTAACCATTCTCTTGACTTAATTACTGGATTCTTATTAGTATCTTCTTTTTTATATGTATGAGTCATTTAGTTACCTCCATTTCTTGGTGTTTCCGCCTGCACTATATACTTCTGAAAACGGCGTGATTTTTTTTGAATTTAGGCTCGCTTTCTTTATAGTAGTGCGTTTGCCGCGAGGAGTTCGCTTTCCCATCCGGGATTATTTTTAAGGATGGAGACAGCACCCTGTAGTTCTTTTTTCCAACCCACCTTATTAATAACAATAACTCGAGGAGAACATATAGGGCTGTTCTTGCTGGAGCGATGGATTATGTTACTTTTTATCAATAATGGATTTGCTCCTTTACAAAGTTCTTCTATTGTGCCGTAAAAAGTATTGTAATGAATCCCAATTTCTTCTGCGGATACTTTTATATTTTTAAAAAATGCTTCGGGATTTTCTAGTGTTTCCTCTT